AGATGCTTTGCGTTATGCAGTAACTTATCAGATAAACGAAAACCAAAATAGCTTACCATTCATTCGATAATACAAATAATAAAAATAAACGTTTTAACATTATGAAATTAGAGTTAATTATTCCCGAAAGTTTGAATGAAGTTCCATTGTTACATTATCAGCAATTTGTTGACGATGTAAAAGGAAGTGAAGACAACGACTATATAGGGCAAAGATTAGTAGAGCGTTTCTGTGGCATTGAATTAAAAGAGATAGTTAAGATTAAACAAAAGGACATACTTAACCTTACAAACCATTTTAACGAACTATTCAAAAAGAAGAACAATTTTAAACCTAGATTTAAGATTCAGAATGTTGAGTTTGGTTTTATAACCGATTTAGAAAACATTACAAGTGGCGAATATATAGATTTAGAAAAGTATCTTCAAGACGTTAACACGCTTCATAAAGCTATGGCAGTAATGTACAGACCAATAGTTAAAGAGAAAGGAGATAAGTACGAAATAGAGCCGTATCAAAGTGCTTTGAACTACGCAGAGGTTATGCAATATGCACCACTTTCAATTGTACTTGCGGCACAGGTTTTTTTTTGGAGTTTAGGACAACAATTGTTGAAAGCTATTCCTACCTTTTTGGAGACGGAAATGAAGAAGATGAGCAAGAAGCAGCAGGAGACTTTAGCGGAGCAACTCAATTTGCAAAACAGTGGGGATGGTATACAAGTATATATGAACTCGCTCAAGGGGATGTTAGAAGATTCGATGAAGTTACACGACTTTCCATTCATCAATGTTTAACATGGTTAACTTATAAAAAACAAAGGCAAGAAATATTTAAGGAATGAAAGGACACTTACAAATAATAGACGCAATTCGTACACAATTAGAGGCTGATGAATTTGTTAATACGGTAACAGAGGGAAGTTTATTCGATATTGATTTGGCTAAAACAACAATGTTTCCTTTATCGCATATTATAGTTAACTCATTCCAATTTAGCGAGAATGTAATTAGATGTAACCTTTCTATACTTGCGATGGATGTTGTCGACTTGTCAAAGAAAGAGGTAACGGATGTGTTCAAAGGTAACGACAATAAGCAATATGTTATTAATACTGCTTTACTAACTTTAAATAGATTATACCAACAATTAAGACATGGTAGTTTAGTTGATAGCGGTTATATAGTTGAGGGTAGTCCAAGTGTTGAGCCATTTGAAGAGAGATTCGAGAATTATATCGCAGGTTGCACAATGACTTTAGATATTAACTTTTTTCCTGATATGACAGTATGTTAAATGATGCTATTCAAAAGGAGTTAAAACGATTTACAGACTACGTAGTTAAAGAAGCACGTACAAACTTAACACGTCTAAAAAAGAATAGCACAAAGACTTTATATGATAGCTTAAAAGGTAATGTGAAAGTTTCTACAAACTCTTTTGAAATGTCTATTGAAATGGAGGAGTACGGACATTATCAGGATAAGGGGGTAAGTGGTAAAAAAGTAAAATATAACACACCTTATTCATATAAATCAAAGATGCCCCCACCAAGCAAATTGGATAAATGGATAGTTAGGAAAGGTATAGCTCCAAGAGATAAGAAAGGAAACTTTATCAGTCGTAAGTCTTTACAGTTTTTAATTGCACGAAGCATATTTAACAATGGAATTAAACCAAGTTTATTCTTAACTAAACCATTTGAAGCAGCGTTTAAAACTTTACCCGACGAATTAGTTGAGAAGTTCGGTTTAGAAGTTTTAGATTTATTTAAATACACAATACAAAACCCTACTTGTGTCATTGTACCGTCAAACTCCGTATGTAATAAGTTTTCAAAAGGGACTTTAATTTGATAGTCTGCACCATCGTAATTATAAGTGTTGTATAAGTCGCCATATTCCTTACCAAACAAATCAAAGAACTCTCTATTCATGAACGATTGACTTTGCTCATGTTCAAATTTAATAGTCTTATAAAGTGGCACTCTTGAAACGCTTATCTCTTCAGTCGTTGTGTGTTTAGTTATATCTATTATTCGCCCCTTATTATACCAATCCTCTAAAGGTTCAATTTGAAATATAGTTTTACTTTTAGCGTAGCACGTTAAATTAAAGTTCTTGAATATACCTGAAAGGAAATCGTAAACAGTCATGTCTGGCATGAATGAAGATAAATCAATTGAGCCTACACTAGCCGTTGTCGTTGCACTACTTGCTTTAATTGAAAATAGTAAATCGTAATTAATAGAACTTTGCACATACTCAACGAAGCATCTGTAAACACTGTCTTTGTTTGCTCTTACTTTAAATGTTAATTGTCTATTTAATCCTACAACATCCAACTCATTTATAACTAAAGTACTTAAACTTGTTCCCGAACTTACATTAGCAAATTGAAAGGTTTGTTCTAACACTCCGAAATTATAAACGTCAACAATGAATGTGCAATTAGTTGCAGTAATAACTTGAATACTAAAGTCAACTTCATGCGACCTTTGACCGTAAGTTAAATTATTTGTAAAGCTATAAGATAAAGTTTCTGTTGTCGTGTTAAAATAATCAGTAGCTGAAACAGTACCCGAATAATTTAAACCATACTGAACGGGATACAATGAAGTATAGTTAAGTAATACGTTAGGCGTCCACGTTTCAAAAAGTTCTTTATTCTTACAATACAAAAAACAATTAGTAAATCTCGTGTCTGTTAAAAATAAACCTTGAAAGTCTAAACTAAACTTTGTCTCAATTGCTTCAAAGATTTTAGATATTTTTAAAGCGGGGAATAATTCCGTATAATCTATTCGACCGCCAGGAATACTTATATCTGTAGACGTTGAATCGCCATATGTCCACTGTCTTTGTGAAGTAATCAAAGGAAAACGCACATCGTAATCTGTAGTGTCTGTAATTCTCGACTGAACTTGTGAACCCGTGTATGTTGTAGTAATAGACGTGTAATCTAAATCCTTTAACTTAACATCCCCAAACTTATCTTTTAATGAAAGTGTTTCGCCATAAAACGTAATCGAATAGTTTTCGTTTTGGTTATTCTTAATCATTGCTTTTTCCAATTGAATTTTACCCGTTCTAAAAGGCATATAATCAATTTCAATGTAAGCGTTTCTACGTAGGTTATGGTCTAAAAGTGTGTCGACATCATTATTGTAAAAGTGTTCAAATATTGCATTGTTAACAACACTAGAGGGTACTGTAAAAGACTGTGAATAGTCTGTAAATATTTTGCTAATATCGTTAACATTTTGAATCGAACTAGATACCGTGATTTCCTCATCATTAAACATTTCTATTTTAGAGTAGTTTCCACTATTCTCAACTGTTTCAATATATAAATCTACCTTTCTCATTATAGAACGTTGTTTAAAGTGTTGAAATTGTAATCAAATTCTAAAGTATAGTTAATAGTTTTTGAATTAATAGATTTAAACTTCTCAATGTTTTTAGTTCTGCACCTTACAGGAAAGTCATTTAACAATATTTTTTCACTTAACATTATTTCTTGAATCGTTGCTTTAAAGTTTTCATTAACCCACCCCGTATTAACTCTTATATTTTCTTTTGCGTTCGTGTTAAATGTTTTAGTCTGTCCCTCTCTATATGAATAACTAGGTAAAACACTAGGAAGTAAATTATATTCAGTATTTTGAATCTCGATATTGTCATAACTTGCTTTAAAAAACCATTCTCTTTGCCATGCTCCGTACTTGTTAATAAAGTCAATTGGTAATGGTGTATATTTACATTCTTCAATTGGTTTAAAGTAGTAAGTTCTTAACACATTATTTGAAGCATCTGTAATCTCTAACTTGTTACCGTCTGCCCAATACGTACCGCTAACTCGATGAACTGTTTTTAATCCACTAGAGTTGAATGTCCCCGTTGTAGTTGCTCCACTTACTAGATTAGTAAACTTTGCTTTCCAACCATTTGTAACCTCTAAAGTAATATCCCCAGCTTTAGTAACGTCATATGTCGAAGCTGAATTATAGTAATAGTAATAAGTACCCTCATCTAGTAAGTATTGACCTCTATCGTAGTTATATCCTTGCACGTATTCTGAATAACCGTCAAACCCATAATAAGTTGTCGTATCTAATAAAGTGCTTGTGTTCTTATATCGTTTAATTTGAACGTTGCAATAAGACTGGTTAAACAATGTCGTCCCAACAGAATTATAGTTTAACGATGGATTAGCGAATTTAATATACTCTCTAATCAAAGGACTAACATTATATAACGTTTGTAAATTAGTTGTACTTGGTATTGCTTTACTAAGTGTGTATTGTGGCGAACTTGGAACGCTTCCACTATTCCATAAAAACACTTCTATTTTACTACTCGTTTGTCCTGACTCGTTAACCTCTATAATATAAGGCGACCTTGCAAATATTCTGTTACTCATTTCTTTGGATTTTGTATTGTGTATTTAAATAAGTCTAAAACTTCTAAACCGAACTTTTCAACTAATTCGTCGGGTAAAGTTTTAAATGCTGCTTCAAATGGTTTAGTTAAGAATAAACTTGGTTTAATTCCATTGTTAAATATGCTTCGTGCAATTAAAAACTGTAAAGACTTTCTATTTATAAAGTTTCCTTTCTTATCTCTTGGAGCAATGCCTTTCCTTACTATCCAATTATCTAATTTGCTTGGTGGTGGCATCTTTGATTTATATGAATAAGGTGTGTTATATTTTACTTTTTTACCACTTACCCCCTTATCCTGATAATGTCCGTACTCCTCCATTTCAATAGACATCTCAAAAGAGTTTGTAGAAACTTTTACGTTCCCTTTTAAGCTATCATATAACGTCTTTGTGCTATTCTTTTTTAGACGTGTTAAGTTTGTACGTGCTTCTTTAACTACATAGTCTGTAAATCGTTTTAACTCCTTTTGAATAGCATCGTTTAACATACAGTCATGTCAGGGAAAAATGAAACATCTAAAGTCATTGTGCAACCTGCGATATAATTCTCGAATCTCTCTTCAAACGGCTCAACGCTTGGACTACCCTCAACTATGTAACCGCTATCAACTAAAGAACCGTGTCGTAATTGTTGGTATAATCTATTTAAAGTTAGTAAAGCAGTATTAATAACATATTGCTTATTATCGTTACCTTTAAATACATCCGTAACTTCTTTCTTTGATAAGTCGACAACATCCATCGCAAGTATAGAAAGGTTACATCTAATTACATTCTCGCTAAATTGGAATGAGTTAACAATGATATGCGACAAAGGGAACATCGTTGTTTTAGCCAAATCAATATCAAATAAACTTCCCTCTGTTACCGTATTAACAAATTCGTCTGCTTCTAACTGTGTACGAATTGCATCTATTATTTGTAAGTGTCCTTTCATTCCTTAAATATTTCTTGTCTTTGTTTCTTATAAGTTAACCACGTTAAACATTGATGAATGGAAAGTTTTGTAACTTCATCGAATCTTCTAACATCCCCTTGAGCGAGTTCATATATGCTTGTATACCATCCCCATTGTTTTGCAAATTGAGTTGCTCCGCTAAAGTCTCCTGCTGCTTCTTGCTCATCTTCTTTATTTCCGTCTCCAAAAAGGTAGGAATAGCTTTCAACAATTGTTGTCCTAAACTCCAAAAAAAAACCTGTGCAGCAAGTACGTTTGAAAGTGGAGCATATCTCATTACTTCGGAATAGTTCAAAGCACTTTGATAAGGTTCTATTTCGTATTTATCTCCCTTTTCTTTAACTATTGGTCTATACATAACCGCCATAGCTTTATGAAGCGTTTGAACGTCTTGTAAGTACTTTTCCAAATCAATATACTCTCCACTTGTAATGTTCTCTAAATCGGTTATGAATCCAAACTCAACATTCTGAATCTTAAATCTAGGTTTAAAATCGTTCTTCTTTTTGAATAAAGTGTTAAAATGGTTAGTAAGGTTTAAAATATCCTTTTGTTTAATCTTAACTATTTCCTTTAATTGTATTCCACAAAACCTTTCGACTAACTTTTGACCGATATAGTCGTTGTCTTCACTTCCTTTCACATCGTCAACAAATTGTTGATAGTGAAGTAATGGAACTTCATTCAAACTTTCGGGTATAATTAACTCTAATTTCATAATGTTAAAACGTTTATTTTTATTATTTGTATTATCGAATGAATGGTAAGCTATTTTGGTTTTCGTTTATCTGATAAGTTACTGCATAACGCAAAGCATCT